GAGCCGAACCCGGAAATGACCTCGTTCAATTTCCGGGAAACCCTGATGGGCCACCTGCTCCTATACGGGAACGCTTACGCGCAGATCATCCGCAATGGCAAGGGCGAGGTGATCGGCCTCTATCCGCTGATGCCCACCAAGATGACCGTTGACCGGGACAGCAAGGGACAGATTTATTACCTCTATACCCGTGGCTCGGACGATTCCCCGGTGGATGATGAAAACGGGCAGGTTTATCTGCCGCCGGAGCAGGTGCTTCATATTCCCGGCCTCGGCTATGACGGGATCGTGGGCTATTCGCCCATCGCCATGGCAAAGAACGCGGTGGGAATGGCGATTGCCTGCGAGGAATACGGTGCGAAGTTTTTCGCCAACGATGCTGCCCCCGGCGGTGTGCTGGAACATCCCGGCGTACTGAAAAACCCGGATAAAGTGCGGGAAAGCTGGAACAAGCTCTTTCGCGGCAGTGCAAATTCCCATCAAATCGCAGTTTTGGAGGAGGGCTTGAAATATCAGCCCATCGGCATTTCCCCGGAGCAGGCGCAATTTCTGGAAACGAGGAAATTCCAGATCAATGAGATTGCCCGCATTTTCAGGGTGCCTCCCCACATGGTCGGGGATTTGGAGAAATCCAGCTTTTCCAACATCGAGCAGCAGAGCTTGGAATTTGTGAAATATACCCTCGAACCGTGGCTTATGCGCTGGGAACAGAGCATGGCCCGCCGCCTGTTTTCCGACAGCGAGAAGCGGGAGTATTTTATCCGCTTCAATGTGGAGGGCTTGCTGCGGGGCGATTACGCCAGCCGCATGAACGGTTACGCGGTGGCCCGCCAGAATGGCTGGATGAGCGCCAACGATATAAGAGAGCTGGAAAACCTCGACCGTATCCCCGCCGAGGAAGGCGGCGACCTGTATCTGGTAAACGGCTCCATGACGAAGCTCAGTGATGCCGGGGCCTTTGCCGGAACCGCCGCAACAAATCCAACAGAAACGGAGGAACAGACAAGTGAATAAATTCTGGAATTGGGTGCGGAACTCAGACGAGAGCCGCACCCTTTACCTTAACGGCACCATCGCCGAGGAGAGCTGGTTTGACGATGATATTACCCCCGCCGCCTTCAAGGCGGAGCTTCTGGCCGGTGAGGGCGATATTACCGTCTGGATCAATTCGCCGGGCGGTGACTGCGTGGCCGCTTCTCAGATTTACAGTATGCTCATGGACTACAAGGGCGCTGTGACCGTGAAGATTGACGGAATCGCCGCCAGCGCCGCCAGTGTCATTGCCATGGCCGGAACCACGGTTCTCATGGCTCCCACTGCTCTGATGATGGTGCATAACCCCCTGACGGTGGCGATTGGCGACACCGAGGAAATGCAGAAGGCCATCGCCATGCTGGACGAAGTAAAGGAGTCGATCATCAATGCCTACGAAATCAAAACGGGGCTGTCGAGGGCGCGGCTCTCACACCTCATGGATGCGGAAACATGGCTGTCCGCCCACAAAGCCGTGGAACTTGGCTTTGCGGACGACCTCCTGTTCACCGCGAAGGAAGATCCCGCTCCCGAACCGGAGAGCTATGCGTTCTCGCGGCGAGCGGTGACAAACCGGCTGCTGAACAAGCTGCCCCATACGAAAAACGAACAGAAACAACCTGCCGAGCCGCTGTACCAGCGGCTTAATTTATTGAAATTTTAAGGAGGACTTTACTATGAGCAAGATTTTGGAACTGCGCGAGAAGCGGGCAAAGGCGTGGGAAACGGCGAAGGCTTTTCTGGATGCCAAGCGTGGTGCGGATGGCCTGTTGGCCGCCGAGGATGTGGCGACCTATGAAAAGATGGAGGCCGATGTAGTAAATCTCGGCAAGGAGATTGACCGTCTGGAACGGCAGGCCGCTCTGGATGCGGAGCTTTCTAAGCCGGTCAACACCCCGCTGACGGGCAAGCCTGCGGCCCCTGCCGGTGAGGAAAAGACTGGCCGCGCCTCTGCGGAATACCGCCGTTCTTTCTGGAACGCCATGCGCAGCAAGATGCCTTCCCACGAGATTATGAACGCCCTGCAGATTGGTACGGACTCTGAGGGCGGCTATCTGGTGCCGGATGAATTTGAGCGCACTCTGGTGGAGGCATTGGAGGAGCAGAACATTTTCCGCGCACTGGCCCATGTGATCCAGACCAGCTCCGGTGATCGCAAAATCCCGGTGGTGGCTTCTAAGGGTACGGCTTCGTGGGTGGACGAGGAAGGGACGATCCCGGAGAGTGACGACGCTTTCTCGCAGGTTTCCATCGGGGCCTACAAGCTGGCAACGCTGGTGAAGGTGTCCGAGGAGCTGCTGAACGACAGCGTTTTCGATTTGGAGGCCTATATTTCTCGTGAGTTTGCTCGCCGTATTGGTAACAAGGAGGAGGAAGCCTTCTTTACCGGCGATGGCACCGGCAAGCCGCTGGGCGTTCTGGCTGCAACGGGCGGCGCGGAAATCGGCGTAACTGCCGCCTCCGCCACCGCATTTACGGCGGACGAGGTGTTCGACCTGTTTTACTCTCTGAAAGCACCTTACCGCAAGAACGCTGTTTTCCTGATGAACGATTCTTCCGTGAAGGCCCTTAGGAAGCTCAAAGACGGGAACGGCCAGTACCTCTGGCAGCCCTCCCTGACTGCCGGAACCCCGGATATGCTGCTGGGCCGCCCGGTTTATACCTCGGCCTTTATGCCCGCCATGGCGGCCAGTGCAAAGTCCATCCTGTTCGGCGACCTGTCCTATTATTGGGTGGCTGACCGTCAGGGCCGCTCCTTCCGCCGCCTTGGAGAGCTGTATGCTACCACCGGGCAGGTGGGCTTCCTTGCCTCCCAGCGCGTGGATGGTAAGCTGATCCTGCCCGAAGCTGTGAAGGTATTGCAGCAGAAGGCTGCGTAAGGAGGGCTGACGAATGAGCTACAACGGAAAGAACTATGCAGAACAGGGCGGCGATAAATGGGTGATCGGCGGCACCCTCGAAATCAAAGAGGGTGCTACCGTCACCGGCCTGCCCGAAGGGGAGGCATACAGCCTGCCGGTGGCCTCGGCTTCTGCACTTGGCGGTGTCAAAGCGGCGGCAAAAGGCTCCGGGGATACTGTACCCGTCAAGGTGGATAGCGCGGGCAACCTGTATGTCCCCACTTATCCCTCTGTTCCCACCATTCCCAAGGCTGCCAATCAGGCTGATAGTGTGGCAACAGAGGTGGCGGCCCTTGTTACGGATTTTAACGGCCTGCTCACCAAGTTGAAGGCGGCGGGCCTTATGACTGCCGATTGATAAGGAGGTGGCGGCATGGACGAATTGCTTCAAAAAGTCAAAGACAACCTGATCCTTTCCCATGACAAGGACGACGAGCTGCTCCGGGGATATATCCGGGCAGCCGTTTCCTATGCGGAAAGTTACCAGCATATCCCCTCCGGGCATTATGCGGACAATCCCATGCCGCCCACCACAGAACAGGCTGTTATCATGCTGTCCTCCCATTTTTACGAAAGCCGGGATGGCTCCACAGGCGGCTTCTTCGCAGATAATGTGCAGGCCGGGCAGCAGGTTTGGAATACGGTGAACCTGCTGCTGCGGCTTGACCGGGATTGGCAGGTGTAGCCTATGTCTTACGGAAAAATGCGCATCCCGGTGCAGCTCCTTTCCACCGAATCGGTAAAGGACGCAGAAGGTTTTGCCACGCAGCAGGATAAAGTGCTGGCGGAGGTTCGCGCCTACCACGAAGCCCGCCATGGCAGCGAGCGGTGGGCCAACCGGGCGGCCTTTTCGGAGGCCACCGACCTGTTCTGCTTCCGGGCCATCCCCGGAGTGGAGATTTCTACTAAGCTGTTCCTGCTCTGCGAAGGCTGCCGGTATGACATTACCAGTGTGGAGGATGTAAAGGGGCGCGGGATGTATGTGGAGATTTTAGCGAAAAAGGTGGTGGCGGCAAATGGCTAAGGTACAGATTAAAATGCCGGAGGATTTCCTCTTAAAGCTCTCCCGGCTGGGAGATAAAACCGACGAGATCCTTCCAAAAGTGCTGGAAGCAGGCGGTGAGGTCGTTCTGGAAAAGGTGCGCTCTAACTTGCAGGCGGTCATTGGCCGCGATACCAAAGAGGAGTCCCGCTCTACCGGCGAGCTGGTGTCCGCCCTCGGCGTTTCCCCGGCCAAGATTGACCGGGAGGGCAATTACAACGTGAAGGTGGGTTTTGCCGAACCGCGCTCGGATGGCCGCAGCAACGCCATGATCGCCAACGTGCTGGAATATGGAAAGAGCGGCCAGCCTGCAAAGCCGTTCTTAAAGCCCGCCCGCACCGCTTCCCGCGCCCCTTGTATTGAGGCGATGAAGCGGACGTTTGAGCAGGAGGTGGAGAAAATTTGAGTCTGTTGGAAGATTTGAACACCTGCCTGCTGCCTTTGGGGATTCCCATAGAAACCGGCGTTTTCAGCGATACCCCGCCGGACGAATATCTGGTGATTACACCTCTCGGGGACAGCTTTGGCCTCCATGGGGATAACGCCCCACTCTATGACATACAGGAGGCCCGGCTGTCCTATTTCAACAAGGGGAACTACACCAAACAGAAAAATGCGATGATCCGCGCCCTGCTGGGTGCGGATTTTGTTATCACGGATCGCCGGTATATCGGCCATGAGGACGACACCGGCTTTCACCATTACGCCATAGATGTGGCGAAACATTACGGAATGGAGGATTGAATACATGGCGACGATTGGCCTTGACAAGCTGTTTTATGCCCCGATCACCGAGGATGAAAACGGCGACGAAGAATACGGCACCCCTGTCATGCTGGCCAAGGCAATGACAGCGGAGCTTTCCATCGAGTTGAATGAAGCCACGCTGTATGCCGATGATGGCGCGGCGGAGATTGTAAAGGAATTTAAGAGCGGCACCCTTTCCCTCGGGGTAGACGATATTGGCGTGGCCGCTGCCGAGGCCCTTACCGGGGCCAAGATTGACGCAAACGGCGTTTTGATTTCTGCCAGCGAAAATGATGGCGCACCGGTGGCGGTGGGCTTCCGCGCCCGCAAGGCAAACGGCACTTACCGCTATTTCTGGCTTTACCGGGTGAAGTTTGCGGTGCCCTCCACCAATCTGACGACCAAGGGCGACAGCATCGAATTTTCCACCCCGACCATTGAGGGAACGGTGACGCGCCGCAATAAGCTGGATGGCAAGAACGAGCATCCTTGGAAGGCAGAGGTCAACGAGGATGATACTGCGGTGGAGGCTTCTGTTATCAGCGGCTGGTACACCGAGGTTTACGAGCCTGATTATACGGAGGATGTTGCATGATGGAGCAAAATGAACGCGCCGCCGCTATTCAGATCG